CTGACCGCGACGGCGACCGCCGCCGACACGATCGTGGACTCGATCACCGCAGCCGTCACGCCGGCCGTCTGACCGATGTCTGACCAGGTAGCCCTTCTGCCGGCGCTGCACCCGCCGTTCCGGCAGATCGGCTTCCCGGGCGCCCCGTGCGGTGGGCGATCGTGCTGCACCGATGCGGTCGGCTGCGAGATTGTCAGGCGCGACCGCGGCCGAACGATCACCCCGGCTGCGTTCCGGAAAGCGGCCCGGCCCAACGACCCGAACCCGTGTGGCGGCCTGACGCCCGGCCAGTTCCTGAACGGCCTGCGTGCTTTCGGGGTCAAGGGTTACGCCTACGCCGATCGCGTCACGGCCCAGGAGGTGCTCGAGGCCACGGATCGTGGCGTCGTGCTCGTCGGAGTCAACTACGGCGCCTATCCAGTCCCATCCGAATGCCAGATCGGCGGCCGGGTCGACCTCGGCTTCACGGGCGCCCACGCCGTCAGCGCCTGGGGCCGCCGGAAGCTCGCGGACGGCCACTGGTATGCCTGGGTCCGGGACCCCGACCACCACTACGACGGCCACGACGGCTCGCGCACCGCGCCGCCCTATGACCGCATGGAGATGCGCTATCTCGGCCGGGCCATCAATGCCCTTCCCGGCACGAGCGGTTGGGGCGTGACGTTCGCCGTCTGGCGAGAGGAGGACTGACCCGTGATCACGGAGTTCCTGAACAATCCGATCGTGATGCCTCTCTGGGCACTGGGCATCCTCTCGCTCGCCGTCTTCGTCCTGACCGTCTGGCGGGCGATCGAAGGCGGTCAATTCGACCTCTCCAAGCTCCCCAAGCTGCTCGACACGCTCGTGCTGAAGAAGCTCGTGCCACTCGCGGTCCTGGGCATCACCACCTACGCCGTGACCGATCCGGTGACCCGCGATGGCTTGATCATCGCGTACAGCGGCGGTGTCGTGATCGCTGCAGCCGCCGAGGTCAAGCAGCTGATCGCCGCGGTGGCAGGCGAGAGTTTGCCGCCCGACGTCTCCATGACGGCCGCTCCCGATGGCTGACGGCGACCAGTTCCTGACGCGGGACAAGGGCAGCGGCAAGGTGCACAAGCGCGTCGTGCTCGGCGATGGCCTGGCCACGCTCGAGGCCGATAACCTCGACCAGTCGGGCCCCTACATCGTGCTGGGCCCGTTCAGCGAGCTCGAGTCGTTCGCCCTCGTGCCGAGCGAGCTCTGCCGTCACTGCTTCCCTCGGTTCGCCGAGGGGACCGTGGCCGAGTCGGTAGCGACAAGCGGATGATCTGCTCGGCCTGCCATCTGACGCGGAACGCTTCGGACCTGATCGCCTTCTGGCCGATCGGGAATCCCGAGGCGCGACGTTTCGTGTGCAGGCCGACCTGTCCGAGCGAACGACCCGCCAGCGGGCCATGCTTCGCCCAGGCAGTTCGCCCAGTCAACGTGTGCGGCATCGCGCTGGCCGTCCCATTTGCGGACCCCGAGCCCGGGCCTGATCACCGCTGGATCCGGCCTGGGACGTCTGCCTGGGGGAGCCTGCTCGCGATGGCCGGCGTCCGGGGAGCCGTCGCGTGATCGCGATTGCGACGAAAGTAGCTCGCTGGACGGCGAGCGCCGACGGTGTCGCCCACGCCCATCTCTCGACTCGGAAGACGGCCTGTGGGGCCGAGATCATCCGGAAGCGGGATGGCAGCCCGACCCTCAGCAACTGCATGGCCTGCCGCGAGGCGGTCCAATGCTCGGCGAAGACAAAGAGCCGGGGCACGCCCTGCACCCATCCGCGCGGCTGGCGCACTGATCACCCGGGCTCTGGGAACTGCCGAAGCCATGGCGGCAACACGCCCAACGGCGCGAAGCATGCGGCGATCGAGCGCGTCATCAAGCTCAACGACCTCCTGACCGTGCCTCTCGGAAACGGAGATCCGTTCGACCTCCTGATGGAGGCCGTCGCGCAGCAGCAGCAGAAAGTTGGACGCTCCGCCCTGCTCGTTGAAAAGGCCATCCTCGCCGACGACGCCGAGGCAACATCGGCGGCATTGGATCGGCAGGATGTCACGCTCCGAACCGCGTTCCGCGGCGGCAAGGCCGTGGTTGACGCGAAGGTCGCCGACCACGGAGCTGTCCTTGAGGATGCGGCCTTCGAGCTCCTCAAGATCTTCGTTGCCGAGTTCCTCGACCGCGTGCCGGCCCCGGCGCGGCCCGAACTCCAGATCTGGGCGAGGCGCCGCCTCGATGAACTCAGTGGCACCGCGCCGGTGGTCCATTGATGATCCTTGCCCTGCCTACCATCGCGCCGCGCACCCGCAATGTCTTCGCGCGTCTGGCGCGGAGCTTTGATCCGGACTCGGAGCAGGCAGCGCTCGATCGTGAACGAGCCGCGGCCTACGCCGACGTCGGGAAGTTCGCCCAGCATGCAAAGATCCAGGACGCCGACGGCGCCGAGATCTCCTTCCGGGATGCCGGCTGGGCATGGCAGTTCCAGCTGCTCGCGATCTGGGTCCTCAATCGGCTCTGCGTGGTTCTCAAGGCCCGCCAGCTCGGTGTGTCATGGCTCGCGGCGATGTACGCGCTCTGGGTGGCGATCCGCAAGCCGGGCCAGTCGATCCTGCTCATCAGCCGCCGTCAGGACGATGCAGACAAGCTCCTCGCGAAGGTCGCGTACATCTACGGCCGGCTGCCCGCTTGGCGGCCGCGGGCGATCGTCAATACCCGCTCCATTCGCTTCCCCGCCCTCGGCAGCGAGATCGAAGCGCTCCCCGCGAGCGAGAACATCGGCCGGTCGCGAACCGCCCAGCTCGTGATCCTCGATGAGCACGCGCACCAGCCCTGGGCCCGCAAGATCATGCTCGCCATCAAGGCCGTCGCCGAGAAAGGCCAGATCCTCTCGATCAGCTCGGCCAACGGCCAGGGTGCCCTGCATTCGCAGATCTACATCGCCGCCAAGGCTGGCACAAACGGCTGGAAGGCCGTCTTCATTCCGTTCAACGCGCATCCGGACCGGCAGGCCCCAGGTTGGCTCGAGCGGGAGCGGGCCGAACTCGAGCAGCTCGACGACGCCAAGTTCGCCCAGGAATATCCGGCCAATGACGTCGAGGCCATCGTCTCGACCGGCCGACCGGTCTTCCGCCATGGGGATCTCATGCGCCAGCCGCTTGAGATGGGAACGGCAGGCGAGCCCGGCGTCACGTACTACCGCGAGCCTGAGGCCGGCCGCGTCTACGTGATCGGCGCCGACGTCGGAGAGGGCCTGACGACCTCGGACTGGAGTTCGGCGACGATCCTGGAGCGAGACTCCGGGGAGCAGGTCGCGCAGCTCCGCGCCCGCTGGACCCCCGATGTCTTCGCATCGAAGATCGATGCCCTCGCCCGCCGATATGCGTGCGAAGCCTCGATCACCAATCCCCATCCGGTCATCGTCGGCATCGAGCGGAACAACCACGGTCACGCGGTCCTCCTCGCCCTCGCGAAGCTCCACGCCGGGACCGCGCCGTATCGGATCTATCGGGCCCCCGACAAGCGCGTCGGCTGGCTCACGACGAGCGCGTCGCGCCCGGTCCTGATCGACCAGCTCGAAGAGGCGCTGCGCACCAATGCGCTGACACTTCGCGACGCGGGCACGGTCGACCAGATGGCCACCTTCGCCTACAGCGATGATGGCCGGCCCGAGGCACAGGAGGGCTACCACGATGACGACGTGATGGCCGCGGGCATCGCGATCCAGCTGCGCCGGCGCGCCTTCGGACGCGTCCTCGACGTCCGGCGGCCCGAGGCGACCGCGGCATGAGTCGTCTGCCCCTGACACAGCTCTGGATCACCGAGGGATCCGAGGGCGCGCGGATCCGAAAGGCCGACTCGCTGAGCCAGCAGCTTCCCGACGATCCGTTCACCTACTCGCGGGATGCTGGCGAGTCGGGCCTCGTGCGGCCTCTCTTCGACATGGATCAGCTGGCAGGGATGCTCGAGGCCAACTCGCTGCATGCGCGTTGTGCCCGCCAGAAGGCGACCGATGTCGCCGGGCGCGGCTTCGAGCTTCGCGTCAAGGCCGACGTCGCCGAGGGAGCCGGCGCGGCCGACCAGGCGACCTGGGGCACGTTCGTCGAGGCCCTCGAACAGGACGAGCGCGGCGATGAATCGTTCGGGCAGCGGATCACGCAGGCCCACCAGGACTACGAGTCAATCGGCTGGGCCGTCCTCGAGATCGGCCGCGGACCGGACCGCATGCCGGCCGGCCTCTGGCAGGTTCCTGCCCATACGATCCGGGCCCATGTCGATCGGCGCCGGTTTGCGCAGAAGGCCGGCGGCAAGACGATCTGGTTCAAGCGCTGTGGCATCGAGGGCACGGTTCACAAGGACACCGGCGCCTGGTCCGACCGCACGGTCACTGCCGACTGGACCGGCAACGAACTCCTGGTGATCCGCAACTACACGCCGCGCTCGAGCCTCTATGGCCTGCCCGATCACATCCCTGCGATCTCGGCGATCGCCGGCTGGCGTGCGCAGGCGGAGTTCAACATCCGCTTCTTCGACAACAACGCGGTGCCGTCCTACGCGGTGATCGTCGAGGGCTCCGACGTCTCACCGGAGTTCGAGCAGAAGATCCTTGACCACTTCCGCACCATCAAGGGCGATCCGCACCGGACCGTCGTGATCCCTATCCCCGGGCCGACCGGCGACGAGGCGACCGCGGTCCACGTTCGGTTCGAGAAGCTCTCGATCGACGTCAAGGATGCGTCCTTCCGGCTCTACAAGCAGGACAACGCCCTCGAAATCTGCATCGCCCACGGGGTCCCGCCGTACCGTGTCGGCTGGCCGATCCTCGGTTCGCTCGGCGGCTCGACGGCGCTCGAGATGACCAAGATCTACAACGACTCGATCGTCCAGCCGCGCCAGGAGACCTGGGAGCAGCGGCTCGATCGGGCGCTCCTCGGCGCCAAGGGCCTCGCGCTCACCACCGTCGAGCTCAAGGCGAAGCGCCTCGACTCGCGCGACATGGCGGCCGACATCCTCGCGACGACGGCTTTCTGGGACATGGGCGTCATCACGAAGGGCGCGATCGCGCGGTTCTACAACCTCGATGACCTGCCGCCCGAGCTCGCGAAGGAGTACAAGGCCGCGCCGCCGGCGCCGGCCGCAGGTGGCTTCGGCGGGATGCAGTCGGGCATGAACGCGATCGATGCTGCCCTGGTCGCCAAGCGCTGGGGCGTTGAGGTCCGCGAACTCGCCGAGCTGCGCAAGCGGATCGAAGCCATGTTCGAGGGGCGGGCGGCCGCATGACGCTCACCTTGCTCCACAAGGGCGAAATCATCCTGCCGATCGTCGACGAGATGCTCCGGTTCGCCCGCGGCCGCCTGAGCAAGGCGACGGCGCCTGCGGCGATCGCTGCGCGCGACAAGCTCTTCGCCGAGGCCCAGCCGGCCCTGGCCGCCGAGCTCATAGATCTCTTCGACGGGCTGCTCGCGCGGGCGGGCGTCCGGAAGGACGTGGCGTTCCCGTTCGACCCCGAGGCCGATGTCGACTGGACCGACGAGAAGGCCCGTCTCCGGGTGGTGCTCGAGCGCTGGTACGTCGTCATGGGCGAGGCGGCCTACTCGACGCTCGGCGACCAGCTCGGGGTCGAGCTCACCTTCGACCTGGCGGCCGCATCGACAAAGGGCATCCGCGCCCGGCTCGGGCTCAACGTCTCGAGCATCACCGACACACTGCTCGCTGCCCTCCGCAACCGGGTCGAGGCCGCGATCGCGGGCGGGCTGTCGGTCGAGCAGCTCGTGGCCGGCACCGAGAGCGTCCCAGGCCTCCGCGAACTGTTCGGTAATCGCGCTCAGGCGATCGCCCTGACAGAGACGGCCACGGCTTACAATCTCGCCTCCTCGGCCGGTTACCGTGAGTCCGGGCTTATCGATGAGGTCGAGGTCTTCGACGGGCCGGAGTGCGGCTGGACCGAGCACGACGATCCGGACCTCGCGGACGGATCCACCCGGACGCTCGACGAGGCGGACGAGTATCCGGTCGCCCACCCGAACTGCCAACGCGCCTTCGGGCCGGTGGTTGCCCGATGAGCGAGCAAGTGGCCGCGCGGGCCTTCCCGGTGCGGATCGTCAAGAGCGACGTCGTTCGGCAGATCGCGATGGGCGTCGTCCTCGAGCCGTGCACCGCCGAGACGACCCGCGACAGCCAGGGCGACTGGTACACAGCCGAGGACATCGAGAAGGCGGCCCACGGGTTCCTCGAGGGAGTGGCGAAGGGCGAGGGCGGCGCCGATCTGATGCATGCGGACGCCGGCGATGGCGCTCTCATCGGGTATCCCGTCGAGAGCTTCATTGCTCCCGTCGACTTCGCATGGGGCGACGGCGATCGCGCCGAGATCGTGAAGGCCGGATCCTGGGTGATGGGCGTCCACTACCCCGACGCGGAGATCTGGAGCCAGATCGTGAAGGGCGACCTCGGCGCCTTCTCGGTCTGGGGTAAGGGCATGAGGGTCTTCGAATGACGCAGCGACTGACAGACCTCGAGATCACCCGGGTCTCCCTGGTCGATAAGGGGGCCAACGCGAGGCGCCTGGCCGTGCTCAAGCGAGACGAGGAGGGATCCATGACGGACCCGATCGCCGCGGCGATCGCGAAGGCCGACCCGCAGGAGGCCCGCGTAGGCGTCTTCGCCTGGCTGCGCAAGGCGCTCGGCCTGGACGTTTCCCCAATCGCCAAGGCGGCCACGTTTGCGGAGGTGGTCGCGGGCCAGCAGCTGAGCGATGCGCTCTACGACAGCTGGTACACGCTCCAGGACGTCCTCTGGGGCGCGATCTACGCCTACGACGAGAACGGCCAGGCCCTCTCGATCGACGCCAAGACGGCGCTCGTCGCCCAGGATCTCGACGAGTTCAAGAGCTATCTGCTCGCCCAGATGGCGAGCGTCACGGTCGCCAAGAGCGACCCCGGATCCCCCGACCAGCGGGCGATCGCGGCGCTCGTCCGGAAGCTCGGCAAGAAGATCAGCGGCTCTCGGCTCGAGCGCCTCAATGCCGCGGCCGAAGCCCTCAACAGCGTCCTCGCCGAGGTCGCGGAAGTCGTAGACGAAGCGGCCGAGACGGCCGAGGAGGTCGATGTGGACAAGGCCGAGATGGTCGCAGCGTTCACCGAGGCGATGGAGCCGATCAGCAAGCGCCTCGAGGTGCTCGAGGCGGCGAAGCCCATCGTGAAGGTCGAGGCCGCCGAGAGCAGCGAGGAGGAGCCGGTCACGCTCGAGACGGCCGTGAAGGTCATCGAGAAGCTCGCCGATCGCCTGGAGGTCCTCGAGGGCGGCGCGGCCGTCCGCAAGAGCCTGGAGGGCCAGGACGGCGGCACCGAGCCGGTCAAGAAGTCCAAGTGGGCGGGGATCCTCTGAGATGACGGCCATCGACAACCCCGTCGCCTCCGGGCGGGCATCCCCGGACGGGCTCGCTTACGACCTCCTGACCAAGCTCGAGGAGGTCATCGCCGCAGTCAACCTGCTCGGCGGGTTCCCCACCGCGCCGCTCAACTTCGCGTCCGTCACGCCGGGCGTCGAGACCACGGGCTCGCTCGTCACCACGGGCACGACCTGGATCGCCTTCACGACCGCCGGCGCCTGTGGCGTCAAGCTGCTCTTGGAAAACCGGGCGGCCACGGGCGAGTTCGCGACCCTCCGGATGCGAGCCCGCTACAACGGAGCCGCCACGGCTTCCGGCGACGGCGGCAACTCCGTCGGCACGACGACCGCGATCGACGCCTCGGCATCTGCCCAGCACGCCGATTACGGCGTCCTCAAGGCACTCAATGCGGTCGCCCAGCCGAATGCCCTGGCGCAGACGACGGACCCGACGAACATCGTGACCGCCGTCTACGGCCGCATCGACGCCACCGCGGCCTCGGTCGGCCGGCGTTGGGTCGCCTGGTTCGACACGCACGCCACCACGAAGGCAGACGGCTCGGACCACCTCGTGCGCCTGTCCCACAACGGCACGGCGGCGATCGATGGCGTCTTCACGATCTACAACGGCGGCCGGATGCCGGTCCTCTTCACCTTTGAGGACATCGCCGGCTTCCTGTCCGCCACCCCGGGGACCCTCACCCCGACCCACAAGATCGCGGTGAACATCGCCGGCGTCGGCGTCCGGTATCTCCAGGTCGGCACGGTCGCGTGACTCAAATCGACGGGTCTGGGGTCGTCCTTCCCGAGGAGATCCGGGCCCGCATGGAGCGGCTCGAGGCCCAGCGCCTCGAGCTCGTCGCCCAGGTCAACGCGACCATGGGCGCCATCCAGGATTGCCAGTTCTGGCTCTCGCGGCTAGGGCTCGCAGAGACAACGACGAAGCCCGCCGCGGCGGCTGAACCAGAAGGAGATACCGATGGCCGGTAGCCAGCGCACCCGTCCGTATCATGCCGGCGCCGCCGGCGCCCCGAGCGTCGCGGAGGCGGAGATCATCTTCTCGGCCGCGGCTGCGCGAGTTCTGATCGCGACGCTCCCCCTGGGCGCGGTGATCCTCAACTCCTGGGTGGAGGTGATCACGGCGTTCAACGCCGGGACCTCGAACCTCGTGACCGTGGGCTATGGCGCGATCGGCGCCGCGACGGCCGATGACTTCGTCCCGACTGTGACGGAGCAGACGCCCGGCCTGTATCCCCAGGCCACCCCGGGGCTGCCGTTCGCGGCGGTTGGGGCCGAGACCGACGTGTATGTGTACTACACGCCGGGCGACACCGCGGCGACCACCGGCAAGGCCCGGGCGTTCATCCACTACGTCCGCCTCGCGGCGAACGGCTAGCAGGCCACCAGAAGGCGGCCACGGCCGCGAGGGAGAACACGATCATGGCGATGAGCAACGCGGCTCTGCTCCGCAAGGCGGCCGGGCCGATCGGGACCGGCGACTTCCTCGCCGCCAGCGGTCTGCTGGCGCCCGAGCAGTCCAACACCTTCCTCGACCAGGTCTACCTGGCCACCCCGTTCAGCGGGCTCCAGCGCAACGAGCGCCGGCGCGCGACGACCGGCTCGATCGCGAAGATCGGGATCGGCGGGCGCCTCCTGCGCAAGAAGACGGCCGGCGTCGACGACGCGACGCTCGCCAAGACGACGTTCGGCCACGTGGACTACACGTGCGTCCGGAGCCGGCTCGATTGGGAGATCGAGGAGGAAGTCTTCCAGGAGAACATCGAGCAGGACGGCTACGAGGACCACGTCATGCGGCTCATGACGGGCCAGCTCGGGCGCGACCTCGAGGATCTCCATTTCAACGCCGACACGACCGACACGTCGGCCGACGCGGCGTTCCTGACCCAGAACAGCGGCTGGCTCTACCAGCTCGCGAATGATGGCCTCGCCCATCGCCTCAACGGCGCGTCGGTCAACTCCGGGAACATCGCGAAGGATCACTTCTTCGACGCGTTCCAGGCGCTCCCCGACAAGTACAAGGCGCAGGCCGACCTCATGCGCTGGTTCATGAGCCCGACGAACGAGAGCCGTTGGCTCGAGTACCTCACCGGCCGGGCCACCCCCGCCGGCGACGCCGCGCTCCTGGGCCAGGGCGGCCGCAGCCCGCACGGCATCGCCATTCAGACGATCCCGTCGATGCCGAATGCGCGGATCGTCCTGGCCAACGCCAGGCAGTTCATGGTCGTGAACACGCGTGACATCCGGATCCGCCGGACGACCGAGGGCCGGGAGGCCATTCGCGAGGACAAGCGGTTCTACGCGATCTTCATCGACGACGACCCGATCATCGAAGAGCAGGACGGGATCGTCGACACCTACGGCATGGCGGCCTGAGCCCGAACGCGATGGTCACCAAGAAGCCGGCGCGGGTGTCCCGTTCGACGCCCGCGCGCATGCCCTCCAGGCCGGCGACCGCGCCGCCGGCCCTTGTCTCCGATGGCACGGTCCTCCTCGTCCACCACGGCGGGGCGACCCTGAATTTCCGCGACGGATCCGGTGCCAAGCGCCGGGTCCTCCGCGGCATCGCTTTCACGGTCGACGCGGTCACCGCGGCGCTCCTGCTCCGGACCGATCCTTCGATCTCGGTCGCCGAGGCTGAGGTCGCGTCTCCGACTGCCGTCGCGCCAGAGTCCGAAATGCGCGCACCCGACGCGCAGGACGCGCGCCAAGTGCCGGCATCTGTAGCCGAACCCATCCCGCCCGTCGCCGCTCCGCCGGCCCCGGGCCCGGGCGCCATCACGCTCGGCGATCTGCCGCCTTCCGCGAAGATCGGGGGGCTCTAGGCCGTGGGAGCCGTCATCGAGTTCGAGGTCTTCCGCGACTACCTCGGGGTGGGCGCAACGGATCCCGAGGTCGACGCTGTCAGCCTGCTCTTCGATGCGATCAACGCGGAGATCCGCCGGCTGACCCATCGCGCCTTCGAGGGCGACGATGGCGGCTCCTACGACCAGATCATCCGGATCCGAGGCCTGCGCGAGTTCACCCTGCCGTGGACTCCGGTCAAGGCGATCGCGAGCATCGCCCGCGTTCGCTTCGATGGCACCGAGGACGATCCATACCCGGCGACCGACTGGCGCCTGGATGATGCTGCCCGGGGCCTCATCGCCCTACGCTCGAGCGGGTCCTGGGAGGGCCCGCCAGCGCGCTGGCGGCGCAATCCCGATTACATCCACGTCATCTGGACGACGACCGGCGAGATCCCCGCACAACTCCCGATGGCCTGCCTCGAATGGGGCAAGACGCGCTGGGAAGAGCGCGATCGAGCCGCCGGGTTGGCCTCCTATTCGACCGGCGCCGACGCCGAGAGCTACTTCCAGGCCCTCGCCGGCCTCGCGCCGCGCGCCGCGATGTTGTCGATCATGGGCGTGGCCCACCTCGTCGGCGGAGGCGTCGTGTGAGCATCGCCGGCCGCTTCCGCCACAGCCTGACCATCACCCGCTTCACCGAGAGCGGCATCGCGAACGCCCGCGGCAATCTGACCAAGGGCTACGTGGACGATGCCGAGCCCATCAAGGGCAACCTCCAGGAGCGCGCCGCGCGAGAGGTCCCGACCGGCGAGCTCGCCGGTGTGGCCATCTCCAACGCGATCGCCTTCCTGCCGATCAAGACAGCAACCGCGACGCTTCGCGCGCCGGACCGTCTGAAGATGGGCGGACTGGTCTACGAGCTCCTCGGACTTCCCCGCGATGCCGGCGGCCGCGGGCGCCATCTCGAGGCGGATCTGCGCCGGGTGACGCCGTGACGGTCCGCATCGTGCGCCATCCCGAGGCGATCAAGGCAGCCCGCGAGGCGACGGCCTACGGTCTGCTCAACTTCGGGTTCGCTGTGGAGGGCGCCTGGAAGGCCGATGCGGTCGTCCGTGGCGGGCACCGCAGCTTCAACACCGATCTCACGAAGGCAGGCACGCCGCGCATCGGCGGCACCTTCCGCCGATCGATCCACACCGCGGCCTATCTGGATGGGACGCGGATCGGCGGCGAGGCGGCCGATGAGAACGGCAATGCTCCGCCCGCCTATCCCTCCGAGAAGGGCATGGTCGTCTTCGTCGGGAGCAATAGCGGTTACGGTGCCTTCGTCGAGCTCGGGACCGTGAAGATGCCGGCACGGCCCGCAGCCGTCCCTGCGCTCCTGAAGATGAAGGGCCAGGCTCCGGCCCTCATTGCCGCCGGCGCCAGAAGGCATCTCGGGCAATGACGAACCCGACCTTCGTCGACCCCGTGGCCGCCCTCCGTGACGCCCTGCTCGCGCTGGCGCCGTCGACGGCGCTCGCCGCGATCCCCGTGCGGACAGAGCATCTCGAGGCTGAGGCTCCGCCGTTCTTCCTCGTGGGCGAGGCTGGGGCGATCCACCACCGCACGGGCCCTGTGTACAACCCGGCGCGGATCAACCTCTCTGCCTGGGCGCTCGATCAGGATCAGGCGGTCGAGATGTATCTGACCGCTGCGGCGCTCCTGCACCGGTATGGGCCCGTCGTCAGGAATGGCATCGGGATCTTCCGGATCTTCGAGGAGACCGGCCTGCAGCAACCATTCGCAGATCCCGACACCGGATGGTTTCGGGCCTTTGGCGCGTTCGACATGGTGATGGTCGATCGCATTGTCAGCTAGCCCGAAGGAGGCTCGAGACCAATGACCGCAGCCATCCAGCCGGATCGCATGTTCTTCGGCGCGCCGGCGTCGCTCACGGTGGACGGAGAAGAGCAGGGCACGTCGTTCGACCCGCCGAAGGTCACGGTCGAGTACACGACCAACGCGGACAAGACGACCCCCCAGGGCGCCAGGAGCAAGATCAAGGGCCTCCTGTTCGTGAAGACGGCCGTGTGCAAGGTTGTCTTCCGGGTCAACGAGTGGACGGCGCTCAAGCTCGGCTGGGTGCTTCCGGGCGCGGCCGCCACATCGTCTGAATCCGTGGGGCAGGTCGTGGCGGGGCTCGTCACGACCCTCGCGGCCGATCCGGATCTCGGCGCGACGACGATCAGCCTGACAAGCGTCTCGACGGTCAACGTCAACGACTTCATCCGCATCGGAACCACCCTGACCGAGGCTGCCTGCGAAATCGTCAAGGTCACGACCGTCGGCACGAACGGAGGCGGCAATACGATCATCGAGAACAGCGCCGGAGGCGGCCTGCTCATCGACCACGGCAACGGCGAAGCGGTCAAGACCGTCACCGGAACGATCCTCGCGACGGCAGTCGCGGCCGGAGCCGTCAACATCAAGGTCGACTCAGTCGCCGCCCTCAGCATCGGCGATTTCGTCCGCATCGGCTACGTCGGCCACTACGAGACGCGTGAGCTCACGGCGGTCGGAACGGCCACCCCGACCGGGACAGGCCTCACCTTCGGCATCCCGCTCACCCGCGACCATGCCGTCGACGAATGGGTCATCGAAGTGACGTCGCTCGGCGTGACCACGATCCAGCCTGTCGCGGGACGGGTCCCAAGCTCGGCCTACCACGACGTGAAGCTCACGGGCGTGGGGCTCGACGGCCTGCCGCTGATCGTCGAACTCGATGATGCCCTGTCAATCGTCAACCAGGACATCCCATTCAGCGATGATGACTGGTCGGGCTTCGCGGTCGAGCTGGAGGCCTATGGCGACCCGAACGCGCCCACGGCTCTGCCGTGGCGTTTCAAGATCGGGTGACGGCATGCCCGAGCTCACGCCTGCCGAAGAAGAGACGATCCTGACCCGGACTTGGATCCGGATCGTCCTGGGGGGTCACGCCAAGTCCGTGGCCCCCCTCACCATCGATCGAAACCGCGTCTGGAAGACGGGTCTCGCCGAGATGGTCGGCGTCGCCTGGATCTCCATCGCGGGCAGCGCCGAGGACTGGACGAAGCTCATCGCGACCCTGGCGGCGATGACCGACCAGCACATCGACCTCTTGGTCGCATATGACGAGGCGGGGTCGCTCGGGGGCGCCGAGTGGATCGCGAGCCATGCCACCGAGCGCGAGGTATGGACCGGGCTCAAGGCGGTGCTCGATGAGGCCTTCCCTCAGATCGCCGAGCTGCTCCGAAAGGTGCCGCCGGCCATTCTGATCCCAACCGTGCTGCAACTGCTGCGGAGCTCTACGAGCTCGCCCTCGCCAGCTGGCCAGCCTTCCGTGGCCCCCAAGAGCTTGAAGCCTCGCTCACGCCGCGGCAATTCAGCCTCCTGATCGACAAGCTCCTCAAGCGCCGCAAGCGCGAAGCAGAGGCGGACCTCGAGCGAATGACGATGGCGGTGAACCAGGGCTACGTGTCGGCCCGCGACCCCGCGGCCGCGCGGGCGTGGAACGCTCGGCGCGAGGCGCGCATGCCCCAGACCCAGAGCGTGGCGGAGTACCGCGCTACCGCCAGTCGGCTGGCCGCCCGGTTTCCTGACGCCGTGAAGATGCGGGTGCACTGACCGATGGCAGCCCGCGGCGGCCTCCTGAAGCTGCTCGATGCCTACATCGCCATCGGTGGCGACATGTCGGGCTTCGACGCGGCTATCGCGCAGTCGGAGGGCAAGGCCAAGGCAGCCGGCGACCGGATCGAGAGCGCGTTCAGCCCGCGGCGGGTCCTTGGGGCGCTCGCGACGGTCTCCGCCGCTGCCTTCGGGGTGATGACCAAGGGGGGTCTCGACCTCAACGAGACCCTGACGAACGTCCAGGCCCGCTCCGGTGCCACCGGCGCCCAGTGGGATGCGATGTCGAACGCGATCCAGCGCCAGAACCGGCGGACGACCCTCTCGCTGACCGAGATCGGCGACGGTGTCGCGGCGATTACGACCGACCTGCAGGCCAGCGCTGGCGAGGTCGGCATGGCAGCCGATCGTCTGACGGACTTCGGCCTGGTCGCCCAGGAGAGCTTCGCGTCCGCGGTCAAAGGCGCGGACGATCTCCACGATGCCTACCAGCTCACGCTGGCCGAGACGCTCTCGGTCCTCGACACGCTGGAGGCTGGCCAGCAGAAGTTCGGCGGCACGCTCACGGCCAACCGCGAGGCGCTGATCTCCGTCGCGCCCGCTCTCACCGCCGCGAACATGACCTGGCAGCAGGGGGCCGAGCTGATCAACCTCTTCAATTCGGCCGGCGTGGACGCATCCACCATGACAATGGCGCTCCAGCACGCACTGAGGAAGGTGAAGAGCCCCGAGGAGTTCGCGCGCCTCGTCGCGGACATCCAGGCGACCGAGGATCCCTTCGCACGTGCGACGAAGGCGGCCGATCTTTTCGGAGCCCTCGCCGGGGCCAAGATGGCCAATGCCCTGGCCCCTGGTCGCGGGGCGATCGAGAACTACGGCTTCACCACCCAGGAGACGGCGGATAAGGTCGAGATCGCGGCGCGCAAGATTGACTCATCGTGGCGACGGACCCTCGATCTCCTGGTGCAGAACGTGACCGGCTTCCTGGCCCAGGTTGGCAATGCGGCCGGCCCGGTCATCGGGATCGTCGGCTCGCTCGGCTCGGCGCTCGCGGGCCTCGCGCTCACGTTCCCGGGGCTCGGGCCGAAGCTCATCGGCGCCATCACCGGGCCGCTGGTCGGGGCTGCCGGCGTCCAGGCCTGGATGACCACGGGTACGAAGATCGGGACGCTGATCGGCGCCGCAATCGGCCCCGCTCTCGCCTTGGCGGCCGCGGGCGCAGTTGTCCTGACCTGGGCGACGATCAACGATCAGCTAAATCAGCAGGCGGCGGCGATCGAGACCCAGACTGCCGCATTCGTCCAGACGGCCACGCTCGACCAGCTCGAGGCATCCCGAGCGGCGATCGGCAAGGGAATGGCCGACATCCTGAACCTGCCGTTCGGGCGGACCCTCTATGGCGACCAGCTCGCGAGCATGCAGCGGGATTTCGACGCGGTCACCGCCCAGATCGAGGCGAAGCGACAGGCCGCGAGCAACGCCTTCCGGGCTGGTGAGCGCGGGGACGTCGACGCCGCCGCCCGCGATCTTGCGGCCTCTCGAACGACATTGGAGGCCGCCGCGGCGACAGGCTTCGGCGGCATCCCAGCGGGCATCCGTGGCCTGACGGCGGAAACGCGAAAGGCGGTTGCCGACCTCCTGACCGGCGCTGCGAACGAGATCCGCAGCCGGCGCTCCGGGATCGATGCGGCGATCGACCAGCTCAATGCCGACCTGAAGAACAAGCCGCTGACTCAGACGACGGAGCTCGAGCGCCTCTTGAAAGCGCGAACCTCGAAGAGCCTCACGGATGCACTGAAGTCGCCCGATGCGCAGATTCGGGCTGATGCCAAGGCTCTGGCGACGTCGCTCGACTCCGCGATCGCAGATCTGAAGCCGCGCCCGGGGATCATGAGCAAGGTCTCCGAAGGCCTGATCGACGACCTCAAGACATCCACCGACACGGAGCTGAGGGGCTTCGCCGGCTGGTTCGCGCTTCAGGTCCAGAGCCAGGCCGCGATCGCGGCCGCCCTCGCCGCGATGCCCCCAGCTGTCGATACCGGGACGATCGTCGGAGGGACGGTCCTCCCTGACGCGGCGCATAGGGCTGCCATCGCATCCGGGATCAAGTCGGCAGGCTCGGAGGTCGTCGTCTCGGCTGCGCTCCAGGAACTCATGAAGGCGGCGCTCGATTCAGCCGACCCTCTCATCAGGGCCGATGCACGGGCCGAGGGCACCCGCTGGACCGATGCGCTGGCAGAGGAGATCTCCAGCGCGACCGCGAAGGCGAAGATCGCGGCCGCGATGGCGCTCCTGGCCCACGGGCTGGGCGGCCTGACGCTCTGGACGGCCAAACCGGGCGGAGCGTCCGTCGATACCGGGACGATGGTCGGCGGGACACTTGTCTTCCCCAGCGGAGCGAGCGGGATCCCCTACGTGCCGCACGATCAGCTCACATACATCCATCAGCGCGAGGCCGTCCTGACCGTCGACCAGGCCGATGCCTGGCGCTCCGCGGGAACCGGCGGCGCCGGTGCGCGTGAGCAGCACATCAACATCGAGCACATCGAGCTCGCCGACGCGCACGACGAGTTCACCGTGATCCAGCACCTGCGCTTCCTGGCGTCGCTGGGCTGAGTGATGACCGTCGCGACGCGCTGGATCCACAAGATCGACGGGATCGACATCAGCGACGGGGTCCACTTCATCACGACCGTGCCCGAGGCTGAAGCGGAGTTCGGGGCCCAGGTCCTCATGACGGAGATGCAGGCGCGGACCCCCGTGTTCAATCGGCAGCAGCCCGTGGCCGGCCGCTTCACCTTCCTGATCACGAACCTCGACTGCCTCGAGGCGGCGCAGAACCTAGTCAACCTGACCGTCCTGCGCGCGCTCGTCGCACCCGGGCAGCACGTCTACATGCTGGCGATCCTGGGGCAAGACGTGGCTGGCCACACCCTGAACGTCTACTTCGACGCCGGCATGACCGTCGACACCGAGAACGGGCTGTGCACCGCCAAGGCCATCGCCCCCGACCCCACATGGAGCTGACATGGACCGAACCGACCTTCATTGGTACTTGAGCGCCACGGGTGCCTCCGAGGGCGGCGCCAAGAGTTCGACGCCGATCGTCGACGCGACGGATGACAACGTGTTCTCCGACGTCTCCAACTCGTCCCGGGTCGCCGGCGGGACCGAATATCGGAAGATCTTCATCGCCAACGAACACTCGACCGACGCCTACGCCGCGCACTCGATCTGGATCTCGACGGACCCGAGCCACTCGGACGGCTACATCGGCCTCGGCTTCGACGACGCCGACGACGACGAGTTGACCGGCGGGAACCTCGTCGCCTTCGCGGCACCGGCCAAGGTCTCGCTGCGCTCCGACGCGGCGGACACGCGTTCGGTCGACGTGTGGGGGCTGGTCTCGGGCGTCCCGACGGTAGAGACCGTGGTCCTCAACGGGGCGGCCGAGGTCCTGAGCGCCGCCACCTTCGACGCCGGCGGCCCGTTCGCGCTGCACACGACCGTATCGGCGAGCCGCACGGTCACCGTCAAGGAAGGCGCCGGCGGCACGACGCGCGGAACGATCGGCATCGCGATCGCTAACTGCTTCCGTTGGATCACGGCCGCCTCGAAGTCGGTCGGGCTCAAGTTGCCGGCGCTCGTCGCCGGTGACGTGACCGGGATCTGGGAGAAGGTCGTCGTCTCGGCCGGAGCGACCCCCGGGGCGCAGGATCTCCCACTCGCGACCGAAACGCTGTGAGGAGCGAACAATGAGCTTCGCCTACACGCCAGCCAAGGAGCACTTCGCCAAGGGAACGCTCGCCTGGCAGACCTCCGACATCCGGGTCCTGCTCGTGATGGCGAACACGACGGCGGACACCGACCAGGACGCGGGCACGATCTCGGCGATCGGGACGCTGGACGAATACGACGGCGCGTCCTACGCCCGCAAGGCGGTCACCGGCGAGGCCGTCAATCGCGACGACGCGAACAACCGCGCCGAGCTCGACGCCAACGACATCACCTGGTCGGCGCTCGGGGCCGGGACGCGGCAGGCGCAGGCGATGGTAGTCCTGGCATTCGTCACGAATGACTCGGATTCCATCCCGATCGCCTACATCGACTCCGGCGGCTTCCCGTTCGCCGGCACCGGCAGCGACGTCGCCGTGACGTGGAACGCCGAGGGGATCGTTCAGCTCACCTAGAGGAGTCGGTCATGGTATTCACGATCCCGAATCAGGCAGGGGCCGGCGTCCCGGCGCGCCAGTCACAGTGGTACGACGCCGACATTGCGATCCTCGTGGCCGGCACCGCTGGCGTCGGGGTCCTGACGGGCTGCGGAGTCACCGCACAGGGCTCGCCGGACATGACGCTCGCCGTGGCCTCCGGGACCATCCAGCCGTCGGCCGGGGCGACGGCCGTCACCGTCACCTCCGGGAACGTGACGATCGGCACCGCCGACGGGACGCACCCGCGGATCGACCTCGTCACCGCGAGCGCCGCCGGCGTCAAGACGGTTACCGCTGGAACCGCCGCCGCGAACCCGGACCCGCCGGCGCTTCCCTCCGGGCACATTGCGCTCGCGATGGTGGACGTCCCGACAAGCGATACGGCCATCTCGTCGGGGCAGATCATCGACAAGCGGGTCACGGTGTTCGGGACCTCCTCAACGCCGGCCCGGACCGAGGCGACCCTGTCGGGCGACGTGACGATGACGACGGCCGACACCTTCTACGACGGGCCGACGGCAACTCCCGCCGCCGGGGTCTATGACGTCTGGGCCCGGGTCTGCATCCAAGCTGCGAGCTCGGCCAACATTGACATGATCGCGCGCCTGATCGCCAACGGCTCTTCCACGCCGGTCGACGAGACCGAGTTGGACTTCCTCACGGTCAACAGCTTCGCCTACAACCTGTTCCTCTCGGCCCGGGTCACGGCTAACGGGACGGACCCGATTACGGTCCAGGCGACAGCCGGCGGGAACAACTACAAGATCCGGCGCGACCAGGGCAACGACACCTCGAGCCTCCACCGCGCGACGCTACTCGTCCTGACCAAGGTCGGATAGCGCGTTCCGGCGGAGATGCAATGACGCAAGCGATCGTCGGGGGAGGCGGCGGGCTCGTCGGGTCGCCCGGCGGGCTCGTCGGCGCGTCCGCCGGCCGCATCCTCACCCCGGCTCCGGTCGCGATCCCGCTCGTCGTCCCCGCCCCGACGCTGGCGCTCCCGCCGTTCCCGATCACGAGCCCGCCGTCGGGCGGCTGGACGCAGATCCCCGAGTCGCGCCTCGTCTACGACGAGGCGAGCAACAAGACGTTCCTCGGCTACATCGACGGGGTCACGGGCAACGTCGAGGTCCGTGAGCGGGATATGGCTACCGGGATCACCTCGGCCGCCACGATCCTCCGCGCCGCGATCTCCTCGCCGCCCGACACGCACAATGCGCCGGCGCTCCTGGTCCTCGCCGATGGCCGGATCATGGCGGCCTACTCGCCACACAACGGCGGCCAGATCTATCTCCGGATCTCGACGATCTCCGGTTCGATCGCTTCCTTCGGGACGGAGCAGGCACTCCACGGGACGATCGGCGGGAACCTCTATACCTATCCGATCCTGGTCCAACGGACAACCGAGGCCGGCTCGCCGGTCTACCTGTTCTTCAGGGACTACGTCTTCGGCACCACGAGCTACTTGTCCTTCACGAAGGCCACCGACTTTGACGGCGCCTTCTGGAGCCCGATCGAGCACGTCTACGCGAACCCCGGCCACTACACGTACTGGAAGGTCGCCCTGGCGCCGGACGGCGCGACGCTCCACTTCGTCGTCACGGACGACAACCCGCAGGGCGGGCCGTGCTCGATCTTCCACTTCTCCTCACCCTCAGCCGGGGTCTATCTCAAGAGCGACGGAACGACGATCTCCGCCAGCCTGCCGCTCGCACCGTCGGACCTGACGCGGGCCTACTACACGGGCGTTGCCGGTCCGGCGTGGGCGACCGATCTGATCGTCGACGGGAGCGGACATCCGCGGTTCGTCTTCGCCGTCGACCTCGGGGTCGATGCCTCCTATCGCTACGCCCGGGAGAGCGGAGGGACGTGGACGCTCTCGACGATCGTGGGGTCGATCGGCGTGAACACCAGTGACCCGGGCTCGGTCGCCACAGTCGACGCGGGGGATCTGACGCGCGCCTACGGCTCGCAGATGGTCGGCGGGCACCGTGAGATCTTCCGCTACACGACGGCGGACGATGGCGACACGTGGGCCGCGGGCGCGATCACCTCCGGCTCGACGGTCGAGAACGTCTACCCCGTTGCCGTGCGAGGGCCGCGGCCGGATACGCTGGTCGTCGCGTGGCTCCGCGGCACGCTCACGTTCCCAGCGTTCGATCAGAACAACAGCCTCGGGATCTGGGGCGCGTCGGCCTCTGCGCCAGCGGCAGCGGCCGCGTCCGGGCTGGCTCCTGATCCGGTCGTGATCGTCCTCGCTATTCCGGTCGTGACCCTCGACTTCGGGCCGCTGATCCTCCACCAGCTCTTCACGATCGGCTCGATCGGCTCTGAGCTCAGCCAACCGTTCACGCTCGAGGGTCCGCCGGTCAGCGCGACCCTGCACCAACTGTTCAACCTAGCCGGGCCGGTCGGATCGAGCCTCAGCCAGCCGTTCAGCCTGGTCGCGGATCTCGTCGGATCGTCGCTGCACCAGCTCTTCGACCTGCTCGCCGCCGGCGTCCCCGGCGGGGCGCCCCGGACCGTCCCGCCGCTCTGGCAGCCGCTGATGGTGTTCGACAAGGCGGGGGTCTATTTGGGCTCCATCGCCGAGTTCAACGTCACGGGTCCGCCGGTCCGTTACCTCCGCTCGCGCCGGGTAACGAATGAGGGCGGGATGACGTTCAACGTGAGCCGGCACTCGCCGGACATCGGCCTGATCGCCTCCGATCGCCTGGTGCGCTTGCAGAGCCTGGCCGGGGAGACGCCCTGGTGGGGAACGATGGGTCCCACCGTGGACGCGGACAAATCGCCTGAGGAGACGGGCATCCGTGAGGTCGAGTGCGCGGATCCCTTCACGGTGCTGCGCGACGGGCCGGCGATCACGCTCACGGAGGAGGTCAGCGACGGGACGCCAGCCACCGCGGTCTACGCGCGGCTGATGGCGCTCCACAACGACCTCCGGGCCGTGACGGGAGATCTCCGCTGGGAGTTGGACCTCGCGGGCTCCAAACCGTTCCGCGGCGACCTCGACCTCGACACCGATACGGTCTCCTGCCTGGACCTGGTCATCGCCCGCAGCCGGACCGAGATCGCGTGCGACTCCCGGCTCGACGGCAACCGCCTGGTGCCGATCCTCCGGGTCCGCGACCGCTTCGACGCCGGGGCCGGCGCGGCGATCTACGACGGGCCGGGCGGCAACGTCCTGACCGGCGTCAAGGTCGTCGAGGATCCCACGCCGCTCAGGTTCTCCATCCGGCTCCGCGGCATGACAACCGACCTCGCGGCGTGCCTCCCGGAGTGGGCGCAGTGGGCGCTACTGGACATCGTTCCGGAGATCACGGTCTCCGTGGACCCGGGTACCTACCGGAACCGCCAGCGGCTCGACGAGTCACTCGACTGGGGGCTCTCCAAGGCCGCGATCGCCGCGCAGTGCAACGCGATCGTCGACTGGATCTGGAGCCTGTACCGATCCTTCCTTCGAGCCGTGCACGACATCGAGGGCCGGCCCTGGCACGACGGATGGGCCTACCTCGGGCCGCCGGACTTCTATGAGCCGAAGCTCGCCGGCCGCGACTCGCTCTCCCGGCGCGCCTTCCGGACCCGGCTCCAACTCGTGGAGCTCCACACGAACGAGCCCGGGAGCGCGGTGATGATCTCGGATAAGCACTCGCAGCTGGATCTCCGGGAATGGCTGGTCGTGACGTACAACCGGATCACGGGCGTACAGACCGTCCAGACGGTCGCGATCCCGAGCGCCGCCGGGCTGTCGCTGGTGCAGTGGCACAACTACGGCGTCGTGGAGCTCTTCACGGTCTCCGGCGGCCGGGTGACGTCCCGCCGGAGCATCGCCGCCGGGGACGGCGCCTACGTCGACCCGTACAGCGTGCCGGTGTGGGATCCGATCCTCCACAGGCGCCTCAACCTCCGGCGGATCATCTCCGGGCCGCTGGCGCTCTCCACGTGGGTCAACTCCGGCGACTCGGACAACCGCTTCACGGATCTGGGCCCGGACGCGGCGATCGACCAGGTCGACGCGAACGGCGCGACGTTCATCGGCAAGATGTACGACTTCGAGGAGGACCGGATCGACGACTACGATCCACGCCGGGACGGGGTCGGGATCCTGAAGGCCGCGATCACGATCTTCAACGGCGCGGAGACCTCCCGGCCGCGCTGGCACATCGCGAGTTTCGACGTTGGCAGCGACTGGTCGACGTCGCTGACGACCGGGATCTCCGCGACCGATACCGACTTCGAGGTCGACTCGATCATGGGCGCGCCGGATCCCGACTCTGAGCCAGGCGCGTTCCCGTTCCTCGTGGCCATCGATGACGGATCCAACCGGGAGATCGTCTCCGTTCTTTCGATGGTCGGAGCGCTCTTGCACGTCGTTCGCGGCCAGGGCGGGACGGAGGCGATCATCCACGAGGCCGGGGCTCCGGTGACGCGCTTCGGCGCGGAGGCGTGGGCCGGCTTCCCGTTCCCGTACACGTGGCCCGAGGGCGCGGAATGGGCCGCCGATGAACTCGCGGAGATCTCGCGGCCCTACATCCGGGTCGGAGCGCACGTCTCCCACTTCCGCGGAGACCAGCTGACGATCGGCTTCGGGACGTCTCACGCGGTCGACGTCGCCACGGAAGGGCCGCCGGGGCGGTGGACCGGGACGGAGCGCGCCATCGGGTGGAGCACGGACGCGGCGGCCGGCGAGACCGAGATCGTCGGTGAGTGGATCGATGCCTGATCCGAGGCGGGTCTACGAGCCGAAGACCAGGATGGCGCGGGCCATGCTGCTGATCCCGCGGGTCTATGACCCGATCCCGAAGGTCCTCACGATCGTCAAGAAGCCGGCGCCGAAACCGGTCATCCTGCGTGCGCGCCCGCCGATCGACGACCAGTTCGACGCCAAACTGACGTTCTCCCCGGCCTACGGTTCCGACGCGGGGCGGACCTACGGGCCGCTGAGCCTGACTCCGGGCATCGACAGCCCAGAGGGCGACAAGGAGTTCTACTGCCGCTGCGAGGTTACGCAGCACCGCGTCGACCCGCTCCTCCAGGGCTTCAAGATGCTGTGGGATCCTCCGCCGGGGTGGACGATCGAGGACGGGCTCGACACGCACACGTATGACGAGGCGATCTCCAACCCCCTGTACGTCACGCGGGTCTACCGGACGCCGGCGACGATCTCGGTCGAGATCGGCTTCAAGATCACGGTCCAGCGCAAGTACAAGCCGTGACCGAGTCGACGGTCAGCGGCACCAGCCGGTTCGCCGCCGGGGCGGAGTCGCTACCCCTCAGCCTGACGCTCCTGGAGCACCACTCCGGGATGTATGGCTGCATCCCCAAGGGAACGTGGCCGGACGGGACCGAGATCGTCGGGTGGGACACAGACGGCGACCATCCCTCGATCGGCTTCGTGCCGGAGCCGACGACAGGCCCGGTCGAAGTCATCCCGTACCACACTGGCGGGTACTTCTGCAAATATCGCGGCATCCGGGTCCTGGCAAAGTCTCTCGTGACGATCGAGCATGCCGGGCCGTTCGGAGGGGTGCGCTACAAGGATCATGAGTGCTACGTCCAGGTCCTGATCCTTCAGAACGGCGTGGTCATCGCCTCGCAGATCAACTCCTCGCCAGCACCGGGGGGAACCGGCTTCGATGGCTTCTTCGGCACGATCTACATCAACGTCCCGGACGTGACCGCAGAGCCCGGGGACGAGTTCGAGGTGAGCGTCGCCTTTCACGCATGGGCGCTGGTGTACTACTCGACGATCCCCGGCAGGCTGAACCGCGACACGCGCCTCCAGGTGTCGGGCCACACGCTGCCCGGCGTCAGGCCGTTCCTCCGGGGCCACGTGGCGCATGGGACGGCGCTCTAGGGGAGCAGGCCGCAGCGTGGAAGTTCGTCGGTCTAGCAGCGCCCCCCGGGCGGAATGGTCTGCACGAGCCCGTCGGGGTCGGTGATCGAGGCTACCGGGATGCACCCGAAGGCCGTCGGGAGCTGGTAGCGGCCAGCCCCCCAGAGGCCCGGACCAACCAGCAGCGACACGGCGTTGGAGACGATCGCGCCCGCCAGGACGACCCCGATGACGACCCGGAGGAGCGGCCAACGCGCGATCGCGATCAGCTCGGCGGCGATGATCAGCCCGAAGGCTGCGGCCGTGTATGTGTAGCGTGGGTGGATCGCATAGGGACCTCCTGATCGCGTCGCGGCGATCAGGAGGAACTCTACCGCCAGTCCCGCGGCCGCGGCCAGCGTGAGCGGACTCGGGCGGCTACGTCGGGGGCAACGCGAACCTCGCAACCGCGGCCATCGCGGACGGTGACCCGGACACGATCTACATGCCCGTCAAGGTCGGCGCCCACTTCGAGCTCTTCCGCTACACCTCGGCCGACAGCGGGGCGACATGGGGCGGGACGGCGCTCACGTCGGGGTCGGCGAGCGACAACGCGATGCCCGAGGCGCCGCTGAACGCCGCGAGCGGGCTGCGCGTTGTCTGGGGGCTCGGGACATACACCGACGATGCGACGTTCAGCTTCGTGATGCAGGGCTACGGCTAGCTGGCGATGGCGGCGTATTGGCTCAGCGCCACGTAGGCGCACATTGCCCCTTGACAAGGGCCCACAGGTTATGCATAGTGGCGCTATGCAAAGCACAGACGGAACCCGCACCTCCTGGCGCGCATGGCGGGAAACGCTCCCCGGACTGACCATGAACGAGGTCGCGCGGCGCAGCGGTATCAGTTCTGGGCGCCTGTCGATCATCGAGCGCGGCGTGGCCCCGACGACCGAAGAGGCCAAGGCACTGCGTCAGGTTCTCATCGCCGCATCGCAGCCCGCAGGGGAGGCATTCCCATGATCGCCCTCCTCATCGCCGTCGCCATCGCCTTCCTGGCCGCCGCCGGTCTCAGCGCGCTCCTCGAGTGGGAGCGACGGCGCCTCCGGAAAGGCCGCCGGCGATGAGCGTCCGCGGGCTCCAGAGGACCACGGGGACGGTACATAGCGCCGTCAACCGAGGCGGCCATCTCACCCCCGCTTGCTCAGGCATGGCGGCCACGCGGGTCTATCTCTCCGACACAACGAAGCCAATCACGTGCAAGCGCTGCATCGCGAAGGCCGCAAAGCGATGAGCCGGCCATGAGCCCCGAGAGCCGCCAGCCCTCGCGCGGCACCTGCCGCGGTCACTGTCGGGCCTGCACGGTCACGCCGGCACGCGTCCACCGCGTCTTCCCGAGGCAGCAGACCGCGGTGCTGTGCGACGCCTGCGCCGCCTACCTCCGCGGGACCGGGATGGGCATCGAAGATGGGGCGCCGCGATGAGCCGCCGACCGCGCTGCTTCTACTGCGGCCGCGGGCTGAGCGCGAAGCATCGGATCACCGCGGAGCTCCGGCTCCTGCTCGCCATCTTCGGAGCGTCGTCCGTCACCTGCCTCGCATGCGGCGAGCGCGCCCTCGCGCGGTTCCGGCGATGGGCCACGTCTGCACGACCTGCAACGGCAAGGGCGACATCCGCGTCAAGGGCCGCCCGGGATGGGAGCGTGTGCGATGCCCCCGCTGCGGCGGAACCGGTTCGGGGCTCAGCCGACTCATGACGCCCCGCCGCCGCGCCGTCTCCCGCGTCTCCCGACTCGCCCGGACTGTCGCCGCATCGCCGCTCCCGAGGAGCGCAGGACACGATCTACGCAACGGTGTGCCCCGGCAGGGTCGCCCCGCAGATGCGGGTTCGAGGGCCCTTCCTGCGCTCCTCCGGGGTCCCGACGCCCCGGTCGCCATCCCCGCCAACCGCCTGGAGATGAGCGAGGCCGAGCGGATCGCCTTCATCCAGGCGCGGCGACGTTCGCCGGTGAGCCCCGAAGAGCTGGCGGCCCTCGAGCGGCGCCTCTCGCAACGGTGCCCCGATTGCGACCGCCCCGAAGCGGCGCACTGGTACTGCTCCGGCTGCTTCCTGCCGATGGGCCTCGCGGACTGGACCGCCAACCCGTCTCGCAAGTCGCAGGGCGATGCGAGGCGTGCGAACACCCACGCGGACGCCGAAATCGCGGCTGCGGACTTGGGAGGGGCCAAATCCGACCTTCTGGCAGGGGTTACCGACCCCGCCTGACACGACGCCGGCCGCTGGCCGGGAAGAGGAGCACATGAGCGACTGCGTCATCTGGCCGGGGTACACCGACTCCGATGGCTATGGGAGGTGCACGTATCGGGGGCAGAAGGGCCAGCTCGCTCATCGCGTCGCCTACCAGCGTGTGCACGGCCCGATCCCGCCGGGGATGGACGTGGACCACACCTGTTTCGTCCGGCCCTGCGTGAACGATGAGCACCTGCGTCCGCTCCCGCTGGGCGTGAACCGCGGGCTGACCAGGCGCTCTTTCAAGCCGCTCTGCATCCGTGGCCATCGGCTCGATGACGAGGCGAACTTGATCCGTCGGCGCGCAAAACCACAGGTCCGCATCTGCCGGGCCTGCGTCTACGAGCGAACGGCCGGGATTGCCCGGGCCCATCGAAGAGGAGCGAGCACGTGACGGACACGAAGCCAACCACCGCGCCGCCCGCGACGAGCGCCCTCGTCTCGGTCGCCCAGGGGATCGAGTACAACCTCGACGCCTTCCCCACGGCCCGGTACAACCGCCTGAGCCCGATCCAGACGATCCGGATGCCCTCCGACCTCTTCGTCCCGATCGTCCAGGTCGTCCAGCTGGATCCGGCAGACGGCCAGGGCAAGTCGGCTGACCACTACAGCTCGAGCGACACCCCGGCCGGCCACCGCGCCCTGACGGCCCGCGGGCTGAACAAGGTCGCGACCGCGGCCTCGGTCAGCTTCTACGACGAGCGGCGGAGCGACGACGGCAGCGACCCGAACGTGATCGGCGTCACCGTGATGGCCTCGATGTTGCTCCCGAGCGGGCAGCGGGTCACCGCCCCCGGCTCGCAGATGATCGATCTGAGTACCTGGTTCGGGAAGGACGCGAGCGCGCAGTCGGTCGCGAAGTTCCGGAAGCAGTTCTACGCCCACGTCTCGACGCGCGCCAAGAACCGGGCCATCCGAGGGCTCCTGTCGCTGCGCTCGAGCTACCCGGACGCCGACATCGTCAAGCCGTTCGCGGTCTTCTCGATCGTGCCGAACATGAACCATCCCGAGGTCCGAGCCCGGATCATCGAAGCGATGGCGCCCTCGGTGGCCCAGCTGTACGGGCCGGCTCCGGCGCCCCAGCTGGCGGCTGGTCAGCCGGACATCCAGGCGCCCGAGGCGCCCGAGGACGACGGTGTGATCGATGGCCAGGCCACCGATGCCGGCCCGGAGCCCTCCTGGTTCGGGACCACCGTGGCCGCGCCGGAGGCTGCTGCGCCGACCCAGACGCCGGCCATGCGCCTGGCCGCGATCCTCCGGGAGAAGGCCGCGAGCTCCGGCATGGTCGGGCCGGCGACGGCCCCGCAGAAGGAGCGCCTGCAGCTCGTCTTCAAGCCCCTGGGCTTGCCGGCGACGGCGGTCGGGCTCAGGATCGTCTTCGGCCTCGCATCCCTGGGCGACATCACCGCCGCCCAGGCCCAGGCTGTCATCGAGTGCGCGGTCGACGCCGAGTTCGGCGACCTCTGGCGCGAGCTCGTGGCAGGGGCGCAGGCGGGATGACCGCGCCCGTCGCCTTCGCCTTCGCGGATCCGGCTCGCCGGACCTGGCTGGCCCTCTCGAAGGATGGCGCCCGCTACCACTTCGTCCATCCGATCGAGGCCGGCGACTTCCGCGTCCGGGATGAGCTCCGCCGGGTTGGCGAGCTCACCTGCGAGTGCGAGGGCGGCCGGTTCCGCGGGAGCTGCTACGTCGTCGCGGCCGCTGAGGCCATCGAGAAGCCGGTCGAGCGGACCTGGTTCGATGGACCGCCAGGCGAAGTGGCTGAGGTCTTCGGGAGGTGAACACCGCTCCCGCTTTCGATGCTCTGCTCGTCACCACCGCGACGCCCGAGTGGCGGGGGCTCTTCGCTTGGCATGCTGTCTTCGACGGACGCTTCGTCGAGATGGAGTCTGGATGCTGGGAGTGGACCGGGAGCCGGAACCGGGGGGGCTACGACACCCTGTCCAACGGGAAGCGCGGCGTGCGGCAGCTCGCTCACCGGGTCTCACTCGGCATAACCCTTGGCCGTCATCTCGGACGGGACGAGTCGCTTCACACCTGCGACAACCCGCCGTGCATCCGTCCCGGCCATCTGTTCCCGGGTTCGAACGCCGACAACCGCGCGGACATGATCGCGAAGGGTCGCGCGGCGATCGGCGATCGCAACGGCGCCCGACGGCACCCTGACCGGGTCAGCGCCGGACTCTTGCGCTCTGGTGCCCATCGCGGTGAGGGCAACGGTCGCGCCAAGCTGACCGCCGATACGGTCAGGGCCATTCGCCGCCGGCGGACTGCTGGCGAGGCTTTGGACACGCTCGCAGTCGAGTTCGGCGTGAGCGACGTCGCAATCGCCTACGTGGCGCTCGGACGGACCTGGGGGCACGTCCGGTGACGCGCCTGGCCGTCCTCGCCGATCCGCACTGCGACGACTTCGGGTCGAAGATCGACGCCGCGTCGGGCCTCAACGCGCGATGGGTTGACACCGTCGGGATGGTCCGATGGGTCGCCAACGATGCGCGCCAGCGCGGCTGCGACGCTCTGATCGTGGCCGGCGACCTGTCCGAATCGCGGCACCCTGCGCCGTGGCGCGTGGCACAGATCGGCGAGGCGCTCGACGCCTTCGGCGGGCCGACGATCCTCGCTCGAGGCAATCACGACGGCCTGCGGGCCGACCGTTCGATCGTCGACGTATTGGCGGCCGGACGGGCCGGCTGGGCCGGCTTCTCGCGCCCGGGCGTGATCCTGGTCGACGACACGGCGATCGCGGTGCTGCCGTATCTCGACAAGCACCACCTTCGGGCCCTGTCGGGCTACGAAAGCGTCCCCGAGGCCGACATCTTCCGCGTGCTCGGCGATGCCTTCCTGACGATGGCCCGCGGTCTATTTGCGCAGGCGCGCGAGATGACGACCGGCGCGACCGTGCTGGTCGTGCATCAGGGGCTGGCTGGCGGGCTCATGAGCCCATCGCAGGAAGCTTTCCTCGGCGACATGAGCTTGGTCGTCGACTCGCGCGCTCTCGGGGCGATCGGCTTCGACGCGATCGTCGCCGGGCACTTCCACCTGCACCAGGTGCTCTCCGAGCGACCACTGATCGCCTACGCCGGGTCGCCCTACCGGACGGACTTCGGCGAAGCCAATCAGTCCAAGGGTTACATGGTCGTCGACGTCGAGCGCGACGGGACGACCGGGCTCGTCGTTCCTAGCTGGACCTTCGTCGAGACACCGGCGCGGCGCTTCGTGACCCTCACCGACACGATCGACGACCTCGGCGAGGTCCAGATCGAGGGCGCCATCGTCCGGGCGGTCGACGTGCATCCAGACGTCGACGTCGTCCAGCTCCGGAGTGACCTCGAGGCCGCCGGCGCCTTCGAGATCACCGAGATCCGGCGGCTCCGCCCCGATGCCCCGGAGATCGCCGGCGGCCTGTCGGAGTCACTCGGCCCGCTGGAGGCGCTGTCGGCCTACTTCGCCGACGACCCCGACCGGGACGCCCTCGTCGCGCTCGGACGCGAGCTCCTGGAGGCTGCGGCGTGAAGCTCGAGTCGATCGACCTGCGCAACTTCCTGTCCCACGAGGCTACGCACTGGGAGCCGAACGGCGCACGTCTGGCCACGATCGTGGGCTCGAATGGTGCCGGCAAGAGCGCCCTCCTCGACGGCATGCTCTTCGCGCTCTACGACGCCGCACGCGCACGGACCGACGACCTCGTGCGTCTCGGCGCGACCGACATGTCCGCCGAGATCACGTTCAGCTTCGCCGGCGCCCGCTACCGCGTGACGCGTGGGCGCACCGTCAGGAGTGGCGGCAAGAGCTACCTCGAGCTCGCGGTGCAGTTCCCGGACGGCGGCTGGGTGCCGCTGACCGCTGACTCGATCCGCGAGACGCAGGCCACGATCGAGACCCTCCTGCGCCTGGACGCCGCCACCTTCACGACCGCCGCCTTCCTCCGCCAGGGCGATGCCGACGCGTTCATCAGTGCCACGGCCGCGGAGCGGAAGCGGATCCTCGGTTCGGTCCTGGGGCTCGACGTGTACGCGGCCGCGGAGACCCGGGCTCGTGACCGCGCCCGGGGGATCGAGGGCGAGGCCGCGGCGGATCGCCGGACCCTGGACACGCTCAACGCATCACTCTCACTCCGGCCCGAGCTCGAAGCCGCCGCGGCCGCGGCGAAGGCCGAAGAGGAGGCGACGGTCGCGGCGATGGAAGCCGCCGGCCAGCGCCGGGACGCAGCCGAGCGGGCGATCGCCGCCTTGTCCGGGCGCCTCGCTGAGGCACGGGCCGCGGGCGCCGAGCTCGCCCGCATCGATGCCGATCTCGCCGCCCTCCGCGATCGCTACCGCCGGGCCGGCGCGGATCGGGCGATGGCAACGGCCGCCATCGAGCGGTCGAAGGCCGCGGCCGCGGCGGAGGTCCCGGAGCACGACGTCGAGGCAGCCCGAGCGATCGTCGCCGAATGCGAGACGGCCGCCCTGACGCACCTAGCCGCGCGGGAGAACCTGGAGATCCTCCGGGGCGCCCAGCAGGCGGCCGAGAAGGCCTTCGAGCGCAAGAGGTCGGACTGGCGGAAGGATCAGGCCACCGCGGCTGGCCTAGTTGCGGCCCTCGAGGACCAGGGGATGCACCTGGCCCCGGTCACCTGCCCGAAGTGCCAGCACCGCTTCCCTGGAGATCCCGGCGACGTCGCCGGCCGCTTGGACGCAGCACGAGTGGCTCTCCGAGACGTCGGGCCCGAACCTGCCGAGCCGATGACGATCGCCCGGGATCGGGCCGCCATCTTCCGGGCGGAGCAGCACCTGGCCGAGGCCGCCGTGGATCCCGCCGCCCTCCGGACCGCCCGGGTGGCCCTGGAGGCCGCACAGCGCGCCGCGTCGGCGCTCATCGCCCGGGATGGCGCACGTGTAGCACTGCTCGACGCACAGGCCGCCCTGGGCCGCGCTGAAGCCGAGCTGGCCGAGATCGACGCGACCGGGAAGGCTGCTCGCATTGCGCAGACGCAGGCGGCCGAGCGGGCATCCGGTGCCCTCAAGGTAGCTGGCGAGCTCGAGGCCGCGGAGGCCGAACGCCGCGAGGCGATCGCTGCGGCCACCGATGCGGCCCGGCGGCACTCCGGCGCGATCGCAGCCGATGCCGAGGCCCGCGGCGCTCTGTTGCGCCTCGAGCGCGACCAGGTAGAGCGTGATCGGATCGCCGGCGACGTCGCCCGCGCCGAGGCCCAGCTTGCCCTTCTGCGCCGCCTGGTGGCCGCGTTCGGCGTCACCGGGATCCCGGCCCGGATCATCGAATCGGTCCTGCCCGAGCTCACCGGCTACGCGCAGGAGCTGCTCGACCAGCTGCGGCCTGGCATGGCGCTCTCGATCCGGGCCCAGCGAGCGAAGCGGGACGGCAAGGGCATCGTCGAAGCGCTCGACCTGGTCGTGCGCGACGACGTCGGCGAGCGGCCACTTTCGCTCTTCTCGGGCGGCGAGCGGATGTCCGTGAGCCTCGCCCTCGCGGTCGGACTCTCGCGCCTTGTGGCGCGCCGGGCGGGAACCGCCATCCGGACGCTCGTGATCGACGAGCCCGACGGACTCGATGCCGAGGCGCGCCGCGCCTTCGGCCTGGCCCTGCGCGTCCTCGCCCACCACGGCGAGCTCGAGCTGGTGGTCGTCGTCTCTCACCACGAGGACCTCGCGGAGGTCGGGGACGCGATCTACCGCGTGTCGAAGGGCCCGGGCGGGTCCGTGGTCGAACAGATCAGCTGAGAGGAGCACGCCATGGCCAGGTCGTTCGCCCGCGCCCGCAAGCCCAGGGAGCCGGCCGCTCCGGTCGTCTACGAGGTCAGCCCCGAGATCTCGACGGTCATGCACCGTCTCATCCGCCTCAACCCCGCCCAGTTCGGCTGGACCGGTAACTTCAAGCTCGGCTGCGTCATCGTCCGGGGCTCGCGCCCGAAGGAGCAGGGCGGCTGCGTCGTCCTCGCCCGGTTCTCGAAGACCCCTCCGCTCTGGCACGGCCTCACGGGCTACGACGCGATCATCCGGGTCGAGGACTGGGCGTGGTCCCGCCTCGGTCCGGCCGAGCAGGAGGCGCTCGTCGCCCACGAGCTCTGCCACGGCGAGATGAGCGAGAAGGGATCGCTGCGGGTCGTGAAGCACGACCTCGAGGAGTTCGGCTTCGTCGTCCGCAAGTACGGCGCCTGGCAGCAGAGCATCGCCCTCTTCGACAAGCAGCTGGCGATGTTCGAGCCGTCGTTCGGCACGACTGCGACGGTCGAGGGCGACCAGACCGTGGTCCCGTTCGACCGGCCGAAGGGCCGCAACGGCGCGGGCGCCACGCCGGCGGAGGCGCTTGCCAAGACCCCGGAGCAGGCCGCGGCGGACGTGGCGGCCAAGCGAGGGGCCCGGACTCGCCACGCCGATCTGAGGGCAGAGGCGGACCTCGCGGACGACGACCTGCTCCCTGGCGAGCTCCGCTGCGTAGGCAGCAATCACGTCCCGGACTGCGGGCACTTCGACCAGCCGGCCCCGCTGGCGTGAAGGCTCGGAGGCGCCCGAGGGCGATGACCTTGGCGCGCTTGAGCGCGCTGTGGGACGAACGGGAGGATCGCTACGGCACCAGCCGAGTGAAGCCGACCGACCGATCTATCGAGGCGGCCCGCCTCAGTCGCATGTCCGAGGCCCTCCAGATCGACCACCCCGATGACCGCCAGCGGGCCCTGGCACGGCTTGCAACGTGGCGGGGCGGTTCCTCGTGACGCCCTACGTCACCAGCGGCGGCGAAACGTGGCTCTGTCCGCCCTGGGCGATCGCCCCATCAGCCCCGATCGACACGCGGACCTGCCGCTCCTGCGGAGCGCGGATCGCCTGGCTGCGCACCACGAAGGGCTCGCTCGCCCCGGTCAACGCCGACGGGACGTCGCACTTCAGCGACTGCCCGCAGAGCGCCTCCTGGCGGAAGCCGAAGGCGTCGCGAGAGGAGGCCGGGCTGTGACGCTTGCAGGGATCCCAGCCGACCGAGTCGCGGCATTCTGGGAGCAGGTCGAGCGGCCCACGCTCTTCGATTGCTGGGTTTGGACGGGCGCGCGGACCAGCGAGGGCTACGGCCAGATCCGGATCGATGGGCGCAAGTGGCCGGCCCACCGGCTCGCGTACACGCTGGTCCGGGGGCCGATCCCAGACGAGCTGGTGCTCGACCATCTGTGCCGGACCCACGACTGCATCAACCCCGCGCATCTGGAGCCGGTCAGCACGGCCGAGAACATCCTCCGAGGCACCAGCCCTTCGGCGCTGAATGCTGCCAAGGAGGTCTGCCCGAAGGGGCACCCGCTGAGCGGCGACAACCTCATGCCTCGCGTCGTCGGGGGTCGGATCCATCGCCGGTGTCGGGAGTGCATGCGTGAGGCCGCGCGCGCCTACCGACGTCGCACGGCGGGCGGCCAGACGGTGGCCGAGCTCGTCGTGGCGGGCAAGCTGCCGATGCTCACGGCGAAGGCCGCGTTGTGACGCCCCACGCCCACCGTCTCCCACCCTGCGGCCCCGAGGGCTGCGCGACCTGCCAGCGGAGCAGGCGACGCGACCGGCTGTTCGCCCTCGCGGTCCTGGCCGTGTTCGTCGCGGTGTTCGTGCTGCGGATGGCGGTGCCAACGTGAGCCACCTCATCCCGGTCGTCTCGACGAAGTCCGACCGCGCGATCCGGTTCGGCCGCGAGCTCGAGCGAGCCATGAAAGCGCGGGAGGTCGGGCGGCGGGCGGTTGCCCAGGCGGTGCATGCGTCCGACACGTCGGTCATGTACTGGCGCACCGGCCGGATCCTGCCGCGGATCGTGACCGCGGAGAAGCTCGCGGAGGCGCTCGAATGGCCGCGGCTCGCGGCGCTGGCCGCCGAGCTGCGCCGGAAGACGTGCCTCGTCTGCGGCACCGAGTTCGTCGACGACTCGGGATCGGACAACCGCCGCTACTGCACGCTCTCGTGCCGGTCGGTTCGGGGCAAGTCCCTCGTGGGCACGGATCGCCGGACGCGCGCGGCGATGGCCGAGCGGCGCCTGCTCGCGCACCAGCGAGCCGTGGCGGCCTACTGCGCCGGCTGCGAGCCGTCGGGCCGGTGCATGACGCCCGGGTGCGCGCTGCGGCCGGTGAGCCCGCTGCCGCTCTTCCTCGAGGAGCGCCCGCTGATCGCGGCCGTGAAGCCAAGCCCGCACAACGGGCACCGCGAACCCGGGCAGCAGTCCGCGATCCTGAAGGGCGTCTGGGCCCTCTACTCGCCCGAGGCGCGCGCGGCACGGATTGCCACGGCAGCCGCGGGGAGTCGGCGCGCCCGCGGGCTGGAAGAGGTGCCAGCGTGACCGCGAAACGGCTGTGGACTCGGGTGGTGACTTTCCACACGCTGTCCACGAATAGAACGCCTCAAGCCGTGGAAAAGGTGCACAGCGTTCGGAATCTCGTTGACATCGCCCTTGTCATTAGAACGCAGCGCCCCCGACACTCGACGGTGACTAGCCAACCGAATATCGAGGGCGCAGCCGTGAATCTACCGCCTGTTCCTGTCTCCGGCGACCCCGAGACGACGCCGCGCGCAGCACAGCGCGACCACGACCTCGGCTGCCTCTACGAGGCCGTCCGGTCAGCGCAGAACCGCGCCGAGATGGCCACCTGGCCGGACCTCGCCCGGGAACTCCGCGCGATCCGGGCGCGGGTCTGGGAGCGGATCTGCGAGGGCCGCCCGTGACGACGCTCGAGGAGGCGATCGCCGCGCGCGAGGGTGACGACGCGGCCGAGTGGCTCGTGCTTCCGGCGCTGGCCATCCCGCAGACGCGCTGGGCGCTCACCGACCTCACCGTGGACGAATGGCGCCGGATCGGCGCGTACCTCCGGGGCCTGCTCGATCGCGAGCCGGTGAAGACGGGGGCGGCGTGGGCGGGCGTTCGGATCCTTCTCGGCACGCTCGCCGCGGAACTCGACGGGATGGTCCGCGTCGCCGGCGACGACCCGGCCGAAGCGATGGCCCTGTACGACCGGAGCGGAGAGCGGGCGCTCGCCGACTACCGCGCGAACGCCGAGGCGCTGGAGCGTCGCGGGGTCGTTCTGCATGGTTCCTGAGGTCCGGCGGGAAGGCATGGGCTACGCGATGACCTTCCCCGAGATCGCGACCGAGATGGCGGCCGACCGCCTCGTGCGATCGCGCGGTGACGTGCAGGCCCATGTGAGCGTGACCTGCGGGCTGCCCGGGACGCGGAGCCGGAGCGGGCGCCTGCACTCCGCGCGCCTGAACCTCTCCTCGAGCTCGTCGCGCTCGACGCTCGCGCGCGTCCTGAAGGACCGGGCCAACCTGCCGGGGCTCGACTGGATGGACGTCATCGAGGAGTTCTGCCGGGGGATCCTGGAGCTCGAGCGGGAGGGCGAGCCGGTCGTCATGGTCGGCGCCCGGCCGCGGATCGTGGGCGGCGTCTCGTACCGCATCGATCCCCTGGCGCCGCTCAACCTGCCCTCGATCCTGTACGGCGAGGGCGGGAGCGGCAAGAGCACCCTCGCCGCGGCGTTCGCGGTGTCCTGCGAGTCGGGAGTCGCGGCAGTCCCGGGGTTCGTCCCGCGTCCGGGCCGCGTCCTGTACCTCGACTGGGAGGGGGACGAAGAGCAGATCAACGAACGGGTGGCCGGCGTGGCTGCGGGGGCGAACCTGCCGCGCCCGATCGAGATCCGCTACCGCCCGATGGTGGCGCCGATCGCCGACCAGGTCGACGAGCTCGCGCGCATCGTCGACCGCGAGCGCATCGGCCTCGTGATCGTCGACTCGGTCGGCCCGGCCTCGGGTACGACGTCGGATGGCGCGGACGCGGCCGAGTCGGCGCTCCGCCTCTTCGCGGCGTTCCGCTTTCTGCGCACCACGGTGCTCGCGCTGGACCACGTCGCGAAGGCATCGCTCGACGAGCCCGGGCGTCAAGCGCGGCCCTACGGCTCGATCTTCAAGCAGAACCTCGCGCGCTCGACCTGGGAGATCCGGCGCGCCGGTGAAGCCATCGCGCTCTACCACACGAAGTCGAATGTCGCGCGACTCCAACCCCCCCGCGGGCTCCACGTCCAGTACACAGAGGGAGGGTCGATCACCTATGCCGAGGCGATGCTGGCCGACGAGCTGCGCAAGCCCATGAAGCTGCCCGAGCGGATTGCCGACCTCCTGTCGGACGGGTTCCACCGCGAGGTGGCCCAGATCGTCGAGGAGCTCGGCATGGAAAAGGAGGAGTCGAACAAGGTCCGGGTCGCGCTGTCGCGCGATCCACGTTTCAACAAGCTCCCGTCCGGAACCTGGGAGGTCGTCCGTCGTGCCTCGTAAGACGCCCCGCGCCGAGGCTCGAACGACCGACCGCAACACGATGTTGCGCGCGTGTTGCGCACGTTGCGCAGGGGGTGCGCAACACGGTCCCCTCCCTACGGGAGGGGGAGGGGACACGTTGCACCCCCAGCGGGTTGAAGGGAAAGGGAATCGGTCGTGACCGAGCCCATGTTCCCCGCGCTCGCCCGTCCAGCCGACGTCCGGCCCTCCGGGCGCAAGCTCTCCGTCCGCGTCCCCGGCATCCCGATCCCGCAGGGCTCCATGCGCGGGTTCGTCGTCGGCGGCCGCGCCGTCTTGACCAGCGACAACCCCCGGCTGCGCAGCTGGCGCAACGACCTGGCCGCAGCGCTCTTCGCGGCACGCTCGGGCCCCCCGATGACCGGGGCCGTCGTTCTCAAGGTCTGGTTCTTCCTGCCCCGCCCGGCCAGCCACTACGGGCGCCACGGGCGTCTCCTGCCCTCGGCTCCTGCCCGCCCGATCGGGGCGCGCGACGACCTCGACAAGCTCGTCCGGGCCATCGGCGATGCTGCCACGGTCGCCGGCGTCTGGCGCGACGACGGGCAGGTCGTCGACTGCCACTCCAGCAAACGCTGGGCCGATTCGGACGCCATTGCGAACGCCGAGGGAGGGCCAGGCGTGCTCATCAAGATCGCGGAATTCGCCGGATGACGCGCCCGGCCCTGACCTGGGCCGCGCTCTGGCTCGCCGTGGCCTCCGCGGTAGCCGCCGGCATCATCGCGGGCTTCCTGCTGCTCTCCGCCCTCGCTCCCGGAGCCGTCCGCGCGGCTACGTTCGGGGCGACCAGGACCGCCGGGCCATCGGCGTCGGGACATGCGTCAATCCCGGCGGTCCATCAGCCCCGAACCCTGTCCCCGGTGACGCTCGCCCCGGAAACGGCGTCACCGGCCCACCCGGCGGCACGCCAGCCGTCGGCAGCCACCCTCGCGGCGTCGCCTGTCCCCCCGGGCGGCGTCGCGGGTGTGGCCTCGTGGTGGGCCAGCTTCGGGCCCGGCATCTACGCCGCGTTGCCGGGCTACATCGCCGGGACCCGCGTCACGATCCGCGTCTGGTCGGGGTCGCTCCACGTCGATGCCACGGTCATCACGAGCTGCGGCTGCTACGTGGGCACCCCGGATGAGCGGATCGTCGACCTGTCGCCCGGAATCCTCCGCGCCCTCGGGCTGGATCCGGCGCGAGGGCTCTACCCGGTCAGGGTCGAGCGGCTGCCGTGAGCCGCCGACCGACCGATCCGATCGTCCTGGCGCTCGCAGCTGCGATCGCCGAGATCACCGCGCGCCGGGAGGCTGAGGCGGCCGAGCGACGGCGTAGGATCGTGGTCGTGACCGGCGGCAAGCAGGGAGGGCGAGCAGCGTGAGCGAGCAGGCGACCTGCCGACATTGCGGGCGGGAGATCCATCGTCTGGGCCTGGCCGAGGGCAATGCGATCGCCGGCGAGCTCGGCATCGAGCCATTCGAGAGCATGAGCTGGTATCACGCCGACCTCCGAGGGCATCCCGTCCGTGGCTGTCGTGCGGCGTCCTTCGATCCGGACAGCCCCGAGCTGTGGGATCCACGCTTTGTGAGCAGGCCCCGATACGCTGAGCCGGAGCGGCCTGCCAAGTGAGGCTCCCGCGATCGGCCGACGACCTCCGCGGACTACGCGTCGCCCGCTGGATCCGCGAGAGCACGACGGGACAGTTCGACCGCTACGGGCCCGGCGCCCAGCGCGAGCTCCAGGCCGGCGCGATCCGCCGCCTTGACCTCGTCGACACGGGCCTCGAGTGGTCGGCCGCGCAGTCGGGCGCCACGGTCCACGGCTCGCCGGCGATGCGGGCGATGCTGGCCGCGGCCGCCGAAGGCGAGTTCGACCTCCTCCTGGTCGGCTACGTCGCACGCTGGCAGCGGAACCTTCGCCAGACGCTGAACCTGCTCGAGGAGAACCTGCACCCGGCCGGCGTTGCCGTCTGGTTCTGCGACGAGGAGCTTCTCTCGTCGAACGAGCGCCACTGGGACCAGCTGGTCGACGAGGCGAAGGCGGCCGACTCGTGGCTCCGCAAGCACCGCCGGCGTGTCCGCGAGGGCTACGCGGCGAAGCGCGCAGAGCAGCGCGATCCCGGCGGTCGCGCCCCGTTCGGGTTTCTGCGCGATCCCGAGACGAAACTCCTCGAGGCCGACCCCGATCGCATCCCGGCGGTCGTCCGAGCCTTCGAGCTCGCGGCGTCGCGGATGAACGACCGAGCTGTCGCCGCTGCGACGGGGCTGCCGCTCTACACCGTCCGCGGGATGCTCACGAGCCCGCTCTACGCCGGCCGACTCCGGACCGGCGAGCGAGCGCACTGGGCGCCGATCGTCGATCCCGCCCTGTGGGAGGCCGTCCAGGCGACCCGCGAGCTCCGCCGGACCCGGGACGGCCGGGTCACGACGCGCCGACCCTACGCGCTGAGCCAGCTCCACTGCGCCGCCTGCGGCCGGCACCTGATCGGCGACACCGGGCGCTACCGCCACCCGGACGCCTGCGACGCGTTCAGGGCCGTCCGGCGCGAGCCGCGCCATCGGACGCGCGGCCAGCGCCGAGGCATGCCCGGGGCCAGCTACCGCGCCGCGGAATACGAGACGATCTTCCGCGAGGTGCTCGGCCGGATCGCGTTCGGCGCCGACCTGGTCGCCGACGTCGTCGCCGTGACGCGGGATCCAGAGCCCGACCGCCTGGGCCTGGCCCGCGTCGAGCGCGAACGCGAGGCCGCTGTAGCCCGCTACCGGCGCGATCGCGATGCGCGGGCCCTCGAGGCGGCGATGGCCGTCCTCGACGAGCAAGAGACCGCGGCCCGCGAGCTCGTGGCGCCCACGGCGCTCGAGGCGGCCGAGGTCGTCGGCTACCTGCGGGACCTGCCGCGCCTGTGGGACGACGCGCCGGGCTCGCGCCGGGCGCTGTCGGAGTCGCTCTTCGAGCGCGTCGACGTCCTGGGGCTGCGCTCGATGCACCTGGAGCCGACGCCCGCGGCGATCGCCCGGGGGCTCGCGGAGGCGTTTTCGAGCGCATCTGCTGGTTATGGTCGGGGCGAGAGGGCTCAAGGCTTCGCCAACCAGCAGATCCGGGGTTGTCGCGTCACGATGCCGGCCCCGGAGCGCCGCATCCGGCTGGTCGGCTGAAGATGCGGGGCCGCGACGTCACGCCGCGCCAGCTCGCCTGCTTCCAGGCCATCCTCGCCACCGGGACCCCGAAGGGCGCGGCTCACCTGCTCGGCATCTCGCTGTTCACCCTCCGCAACCACCTGGCCACCGCCCGGATCCGGCTCGGCGTTGAAACGAACGAGCAGGCGATCTACCTCTTGACAAATCGGGGTGTTCTTGAGCACGGGCCACGCTCAGCGATCTAGTGTGGATGTACCGGTTGCTTTGAACTAGTAGTAAGCAGCGGCTGACAGGTCCACGCTTTCCGGGTGGACATCTGCCTGGGCGTCGACTCCTCTTCGCGTCCGGGCGTCCCGCTTCAGCTACTGGCGAGCGGCACACTGCCCAGCGCCCGCCCGGTCGCCGGGGTCCGTCATCCCCGGAGCTATCCCCGGTGACTGATGTCCCGAAGCGTCGTTGGGAAGATGACGGGGACAGCCCCGCGGTGAGCGTTCGCACGATGGTCCTCGAGCATGACAAGGACATCGACGCGCTCAAGGCGTGGCGCAGCGAGCTTAAGGGCGCATTCCTGCTCATCAAGATCGCGCTCGGGAGCTCGATCATCTCGGGGATCCTCGCCGCGATCGCCATCGCCGACCTGCTGAGCCACGGCCACTGATGGCGATGAGCTTCGCGCCCATGTCCAATCGCCTCCCGACGGGCGCCGGATCCCGCGGCGGCCACTGGCACGAGGCCGAGTTTCGTCGGAGCTACTGGCGCGCCTGGCGGGCCGGGCATCCGGAGTACCGGGAGCGCGAGGTGCTCCGATCGGCACGGGGGCGAGCGCGGAGAAACGGCGACCCGGCTGACATCGTGGTCTCTGCCCCATATCCCCGCCCGCTTCCCGAGCCCGCCGTGACGTGCGTTTGCGCTTGCGGGTGTCGCGAGTCGGTCATCGTCTTCTGCGGCTTCTGCCGCGACGGGATGCACGGCGAGGCCGAGGCGATGGCATGAACGATCGCGAGCCAGGCCCCATGACAGGGAGGAGGCACAGCACGCCGGGATCGTGGCCATGGGAGAGGTCCACCAGGGACCTCGAGGCGATGGAGCACGCCGAGCTTCACATGCTCCGCTGGATCATCGACGCCCAGGTCACGATCGGCGGCCTGCTGGTTGACATCGTGGCCGGTCAAGCATTCGCCAAGCGAAGGATGGAGAACATCGTGGCAGACCTCACCGCACTCACCGCAGCCCTCGCCGAAGTCGAGGCCAGCGCGGAGACCGCATCGGCGGCCGTCCTCGCCGCCCTCGCCGCCACCAGCGCGCAGCTCGCCGATCTCAAGGCGCAGATCGACGCGCTGACCGTCGGCGCCGTGACGCAGGACCAGATCGACGCACTGACCGCGACGGCGACCGCCGCCGACACGATCGTGGACTCGATCACCGCAGCCGTCACGCCGGCCGTCTGACCGATGTCTGACCAGGTAGCCCTTCTGCCGGCGCTGCACCCGCCGTTCCGGCAGA